CGCCGCCCTGGATGACGCGGCCGACAGTCTGTTGGGCGCGTCGGTCGGCTTCGCGGTCGGCCCCCGCGGCAAAGAACAGTTCACCGACGGACGACGGCGGATCGAGAAGGCGTTTCTCGACCATATTGCGTTGACCGCGCAGCCCGCGTATGTGGGTGCGGAGGTCGTCGACGTCCGCACCCAACCGCAGGTCACGGCCGCGACGTCGACACCGAATCTGGATCGGATCCTCGCCGAACGTCGTACGGCCGAGTACCTTTCGTTCTAGCTGTAGACGCCGGCGCCTCGGACCCCTGAGCGGGAACCGTCCTGAGTGGCGGGCCGAGAAAAGGGCGACGCCTACCACAAACAATCCTTTGTGGAACAGGAGCGTCCCCGATGGGCCACGACGCCATGCTCGCCGACCTGCAGTCCCGCATCGAGAAGGAAACGTCGTTCCAAGAAAAACTCGTGTCCGACGCGCAGGCCGCCGGCCGTGACCTCACCGACAGTGACACCGAGCTCTACGACCGGTCGCTCGGCGAACTGAAGCGGCTGCAGCCGCAGCTCGACCGGGTCCTCGAGGCCCGCCGCATCGGCGAAGAATCCACCACCAAATTCGCGGAGGTGCACGCGTCGCTCGAACGGTCCCGGACGATGCCGGCCCCGGTCGAATACCGGACCGCGGGGGCGTTCGTCACCGACTACATGCAGGCGATGCTCGGCGACGCGCCCGCCCGCCAACGGTACGAACTGTTCCAGCGGGCCGCCGCCCACCAGACGACCGCGGACAATGCGGGCCTCATTCCCGCCCCGATCCTCGCGCCCGTCGTGTCGTTCATCGACGCGAACCGGACGCTCGTGTCGCAGCTCGGTCCCCGGCAGCTGCCGGGCCAGACCTGGTCGCGGCCGAAGGTGACGCAACACACGACCGTCGCGGTCCAGTCGGCAGAGAAAGCCGAACTGTCGTCACAGAAGATGCTCATCACCAAACTGACCGGCACGGCCGCGACGTACGGCGGCTATGTGAACGTCAGCCGGCAGGACATCGACTTCACCCAGCCGGGCATCATGGACATCGTCATCAACGACCTCGCGGCCGTGTATGCGGTGCAGACCGAAGCCGCCGCCTGCGCCGCGTTCGACACCGCGTCGACCGCCGGGGTTCCGATCGCGACCGGCGCCGCCACCGCCGCGGGAGTCGCGACGTCACTGTGGGATGCGGCCGGGAAGATCTACACGGCCACCAAAGGCGCCGGACGCGTCTTCGCGGTCATGGGCCCCGACATGCTCCCGATCCTCGGTCCCGTGTTCCCGCCCTACAACCCGCAGAACGCGATCTCGCCCGGCCTCACGATCGGCGACTTCGGGTCCGGTGCGGTCGGGTCGATCTCGGGGATTCCGCTGTTCGTGTCCGGCGGCGTCGGTACGCTCCGCATGCTCGTCTTCTCGACCGCCGCCGCGGAGGTCTATGAGGACCGGATCGGTGCCCTCCAGGTCGTCGAACCGTCCGTCCTCGGCGTCCAGGTCGCCTACGCCGGCTACTTCACCCCCATGGTCATCGAAGGCACCGCCATCATCAAGATTGTGAAGACACCATGACGACAACGCCCGTCGAACCCGAACCCGAACAGCCCGAACCGGAAGGCGACGAGCCGGAGCCTGAAGGGGATCCGGAACCGGAACAGTTCGTGACGACGACCTTCACGAAAGACTTCCTCGGGGTGCCGTTGGTGAACGCGGTACCGGGCACCAGTCAGGCGACGGACCGGCTGGGCCGGTCGGTGAAGGCCGGCAACAAGGACTATCTCGACCGTGCCCTCGTCGCGTGATGGCTGATGGCGGCGCCGTACGCGACCGCCGAAGATCTCGCGGCGGCCGTCCGCGTCCAGGTCACCGTCAAGAATCAGGACAAGCTCGACTCGTGCGTTGCGGCAGCATCGGAAGAGATCGACCACGGGCATGTCATCCCGGATCCGACACCGGCCCTCGCGCACGAAGTCTGTATCGCACGCGGCGTCGAATGGTGGAAAGCCAACGACGCCGCGTTCGGTGCGGTCGGCTTCGAGAACACCGGTGTCCTCGCCGCACCGTCCGACGGGTTCGCCCGACACGAAGCCGCGCTGATCCCCTACCAGGTCACGTTCGGCATCGCATGACGATGTCGTTTGGGGACGGGACGTTCGGCGGACCGGCGCCGCTCCCGGACACGGCGGGCGTGCTGGCGACGTTCCGGCATGACATCGCCCTGATCCTCGAAGGCCTGTTCGCCGACGTCCCGGTCCACGAAGGCCCGGTCGACAGTCTGACGCCACCCGCGTACATGCTCGTCTGGCCCGACCAATCCCTCGCCGCGGCGACGGCCTGTTGGTATCGGGTCCGCCTCGAGGTCGTGGCCGTCGGCGCCCGTATCGACCCGACCCCCGGCTACGAACAGCTCGAACAGCTGCTCGAAGCCGCCGTCCGCGCGTTCGAACAGAAAGCGGTCGGGTTCGACCCGGTCTCCGCGTATCTGCCATTGCAGGTCGGCGGCGTCACCTACCTGACCGCCCGCATCCCCGTCATCGGCACCGTCACCCTGGAGGTCTGAATGCCCGACACGACGATCACTGCCGTCCCGTTCGTTTTCAAGAAACCAGCAATCAAGCTCGGCACCACCGGCTCCAGCGTCGATATCGCGTGCGCGGCGAATCAGGTCGTCGTCGAAGCGGAGCAGGACGAAACGACCCTCGAAACGTTCTGCTCCACCTACACGTCCTACAAGCAGCCGGTCTGGACGATCACGATCACCGCCCTCCAAAGCTTCGGGACGGGTGGCCTGTGGACCGCGCTGGAGCCGATCGCGGGGACGATCGTCGCGTTTGAGATCATCCCCGATGGCGTGAAGGCGATCGGGGCCGACAATCCGGCGATGCGCGGCAACTGTTATGTCGGCTGGCCTGACTTCCTGAACGGGACCGTCGGCGAAGGTTCCGAGTTCGACCTCGAGCTCGGCGTCCAGGGGACACCGACGTTCGCGGTCACCGCCGCCCTCATGGCCGACGAACCGGCCGAATGACCGGACGGGTCGAGGTGGACACGTCCCGGCTCGTCAGGGCCGTGGCCGGGATCGGCCGGGGGATCGGCCGGAACGGTCCTGCCGCCGCCCGCGCGACGGCGACGGCGGTCGCGTCGGAACTCCGGGCGGGGGTGCCGTTCCGTACCGGCCGCCTCCGCGGGTCCGTCACGGTCGTCCGCAACGCGGACGGTGCTGCCGTCTCCTACGGCGCCGGCGTCCCGTACGCGGCCTATATCGACAGCCGGACCGGCGCCGTCTCGAGTGCCGTGTCCGGCAGCGGCCGGACGTTCACGCGGGCCTGCGAGCAGGTCGCGGCGACGGAAGTGAGACGCAACACATGACCACGAATGGGGACGGGAAGATCCGCATCGACCTCGCCGACTTGACGTTGGCCGAGAAGGCGGCGGCCGCCGACGAATCCGGCGTCAATCCCGACGGCGGGACACCGACGATGGGCGACGCCGTCCGGCTGCAGGGCGCGTTCGCGTGGGCGTTCATCCGTCGCACCGACCCGACCTACACGTACGCGCAGGCGATGCAACTGAAAGACAAAGATCTCGAATTCGTCGAAACCCCGGAAACGTCCGGCGGCGATGGCATGACGCCGCTGTCGTCGCCCGAGTCTGGCGTCTCGATCCCCTCCGAGTGATGACCGACTATCCGACCGGCCTCCTCGAGGAAATGGACCGGGTCCTCGAGGCCGAACAGAAAGCGCAGCGGCGCGAGATGGCGAAGGCCCGCCGGCGGCACTGATGGCTTCGACCGACGTCGTCGTCCGGTTCGTTTCCGACACGACGCAACTGCGCGGCGACCTCGCGAAGGTGCAAGGGACCGGCGCCAAACTGAAGGGCTGGGCGAAAGGTGTCGGTGCCGCGATCGGCGGCGCGTTCGTCGTCAAGACCGTCGCGGACATGGTGACCGCGGCGTCGGATCTGAACGAGACGATGAACAAGACGAACGTCGTGTTCGGCCAGAACGCGCGGACGGTCGTCGCCTGGTCCGAAACCGCGGCGGAGGCGATGGGCTTATCGCAACAGGAAGCCCTCGACGCGGCCAGCGGGTTCGGGACGATGTTCCAACAGCTCGGTGTCGGCGCCGAAGCCGGCCAGAAAATGTCGCTGTCGATGGTCCAAGCCTCCTCCGACATCGCGTCGTTCTACAACGTCGCGGGCGGCGCCGCGGAAGTGACCGACATGATGGCCGCCGCGTTCCGCGGCGAATACGACAGCCTCCAGCGGGTCGTACCGGCGATCAACGCGGCGGCGGTCGAACAGAAAGCCCTCGCGACGACCGGCAAGACATCCGCGAAAGCATTAACGCAGGGGGAGAAGGCTGCGGCGACGTACGCGTTGATCCTCGAGGGGATGGGCCCCGCCGCCGGCGATTTCGCCGAAACATCCGACAGTATGGCGAACTCGACCCGGATCGCGTCCGCACAATGGAAAGACGCGCAGGCGAAACTCGGTCAGGCGTTACTGCCGACGGTCACGAAGATCACCCAGGCGCTCGCGAAGCTCGGCGAATGGATGTCGCAGAACACCAGTGTCGTCTATGCGTTCGCGGTCGCGGTCGGTGTCCTCGGCGTCGCGGTCCTGATCGCGACCTATCCTGTCGCGGCGATCGTTCTCGGTATCGCCGCCCTCGCGGCCGGGCTCGTCTGGGCCTACCAGAACGTCGAGATCTTCCGGACGATCATGCAGACCGCATTCCAAGTGTTGACGGTCGTGTTCCAGGTCTGGTGGACGTACGTGTCGACCGTATTCAAGCTCTACATCGGCGCCTGGAAACTCATCTGGACGGCGATGCGGGTCGTGTTCAACTGGCTCAAACAGAACTGGCCGCTCGTCGCCGCGATCCTCGCCGGCCCCATCGGGATCGCCACACTTCTGGTGATCCGCAATTTCGACAAGGTCAAAGCTGTCGTCCAGGCCGCGTTCGGATTCATCAAAGCGATCTGGGCGGGGATCTACCGGGTCCTCACCTGGCCGATCGAACAGGCGGTCCGTGCCATCCAAGGGATCATCAACGGCATCAAGACCGCGATCTCCGGCGCGTTTGCCATCGTCCGCGACCTGACCGGCAAGATCACCGGGTTCGTCACCGACGTCGTCGCCAAAGCCCGCGGTGTCGGGACGAGCATCGCGAACCTTTTGAAACGGCCGATCAACGCGCTCATCCGCGGCTGGAACGACATCCACATCAACCTGCCGAAAGTGTCGACGCCGTTCGGTGACATCGGCGGCGGCCGCGTCGACTTCCCGAACATCCCGACCCTCGACCGGGGCGGGCTCGTCACGTCGACCGGCCTCGCGATGGTCCATCGCGGCGAAATGTTCTCCGGCGTCGGGAACACGATCGGCGGCAGCACGTTCAACATCAACATCGAGGTCCGGCCCGGCACCGACCCGGCGCAGACCGGCCGGGCCGTCGTCGACCTGATCCGCGCGTACGAACGCGCCAACGGCAGGAAGGTCCTCGCATCATGAGCCCGTTGCGGACCGACTACACGAACGACACCGCGTCGTACGACGAACATCCCGACGCCCACAACGACACGAACACGGCCGTCAATACGAACACGGACGCGGTTGCCGCGCTCGATACGCGCGTCGACGCGCTCGAAGCACAGCCGCGTACCGATCCCGACGCGCTCGCAGCCGGCATGCCGTCATTCGACCGGCTCGCGATGCAGACACAAGCGGCGTTCACGTCCGGCTACGTGCAGCTGGCCTTTACGACTTGCCGGACGTCGTTTACCGCATCGAAAAT